CGAACGATGATTTACGGAAAGACCTTTCAGCATATAGCTTAGCGGGTCCTTCATGAATAACGCTCAGGCAATCGGAATTGGAACGAGTTGTGAATAATTTACATACATGGTTGGCTTCCAGCAGTGCACCACAGTCAAAGCATCGGCCATAGCGTTTCGCTCTGCGGCGGGCTGCACACTTGGAAGTCCCTGTGAAAGGTTTATTTTGTTGCGCTTTACGTCCTAATTTCCTAATATCGAAAGTTAAATTATATATTATTATTCTAACGTCGTTTGGAAGTGTTGGCTTTGAAAAGTGAAGACAGGCAAGCAAGTTGAAGTCGTAGCGATGCATTTAGTTCGATTTAGAATGTGAGCATGAGGGGTTTCGGAGCTTCATGGATTTGCTGTTGGGCCAACAGATCAGCGCGAGTGGAAACCATATTCGAGGCTTTACGCGACTCAATGATGGACATCTTTGCATTCATGGAGTGTCCCACGATCTCCTCATGTGTTGGTTTAAATCGCATGCCACCGGGTGGTGTTGGAGACGAGTCGCTCATCACAGCGTTGAAGAAATCAAAGGCAGCAAATTTTGATTCCTCTTGGAAACCTTTTCGAGACCAGTTGGCTGGTGGCTTATTTTGCTGCTTTCCCGTGACATAGCATGTTTTGGCGTAGTAACCACAGAATTGTCTCAGCGTACAGTAATCTTCAACGAGGTCTTTGAGCTCCGCGTGGGGCATGCCACAAGGTGCGTCAGTAGTCATTGTCGTGAATCGTGATGATCCGTTGTGGTAGCATGCCCACGCAAGCGAAAATAAGTCTTTGGGTGTTGCATTGGGTCGCCTTGCTTGAAGGGTGCTGAGGATTTCACGGATAATCTCCTGTGTGGCTACTGAGTTTGAAAATACATCACTTGCTATCGCTGCTAAGTCATTTTCAGAAGGCATGACATTGTTCTGGGCGTTTAAGTCAGCTTGGGGTCGAGGAGGTGGATTCCTATTGGGGCGTTGATTTTGATTGCTTGTTCCATCACCTTGCGCTTGGGCATTGAGTCCCTGGTTGGTATTTATTCCTTGGTTCCGATCGCCCATCGTGTGTTTGTGTTCGCTCTAACTAATTCGGCCTAATTTAGAACTTAACATAGTACATCATCTCTGATCTTGTAAAGGAAATTTGGACATTTTGAATGCAGGAGAGCTAAAGAGTCGTTGAATGGTTGCGTGAATTGGTGCTGTGTGCTCAGTTCTTCAGTGAAGAGTAGTGCACCGTCGTCAAATAACTTGTACTTAACGGTGGTCGCCTCTCGTTTTGGAGTGTACCTGACGGACAAACGTAATGCGGTGCTTGCACGCCGGCCTCTAACGTCCATAGGGATCTGGAGAACGGCGCCGCCAAATTCTACACTTCCGTATGCCCGGCATCTAGCTGTGGGATGTTCGGGATTGAAAGTTGGTAATAAAGAATTAATGACCGATGATTCCGGGATAGATGATGTGCTTGGACTGCCACCAAGTGTGGAGCTTCCTTGATGATTCATCTCGCGAAACCTAGCATGCAGTTCTTGAACTTGCGTCTCAATGGAGGCTAAAGACTTGGCCAACTCTCGTTCGAAGTTTGAATTTGCGCTCTTGCCCAGGTGAGTCTCCACGTTTACGAGCTTTTCAAGGACAGTGTCAATCTTCCGGCTATTGGTGCGCACTTCGCTGAGCAGAATGGTCTCAATGTTGTTCAATTTGTTGATTATTTGCTCCGTGTCATGACTAATGTGCGTCAACCACTCCAGACCATTCTTGTGAAGCGCATGCAATAACCCGTACAGTTCATCTAAAGGAAGTGAAACGGACGGCAGAGCGTATCTGGTTGGTGGAACATGATTAATCAAGTTGCTGGTGGTGTCAAGCGCTGCATCCAAATTTGTGAAGAATGTTCTGTTGATTGTGCTCTGGCGAAGTTCAGCGCTTTGATCAGATGATCTCCTGTTCTGAATGTTCTGGGCATTGTTTTGTGTTCTAGCGGAGATTGAAGTCGTTATCGCGTCAAGAGCCGGAACTATTTCTCTAATTTTATGGTCCAGGAATTGCTGCTGGTGTGTGGCTGCACCACGTGCGTCGCTGACTCTAAGTGCAATCTGGCTAATTATCATGTTGATGTGATCAACAATGTAGTTCTGCGTTTCATAAAGATGCCAGGCGGTGGCGTGCGTCATGGGCGCTCCAGGCAAAAGCTTTAACTATTTCAGGAACTTGTTCTAAAGGGCATTCAGAGACTTGTACGGTCGAACCAGTTATAGTTATGACACACCCACTTTTAGTGGGGTAGAGTAGATTCAGTACAGCGTACACAAATGCGGCGGCGAGTGCTGCTAAGGAAATGTATGACAACAGTGAGTGTGATTGCGGCGATTGCTGGCCACCAGATACTGTGTGAAGAGGCGCCAGTGTTTGGACCGTTGTAGTTCACGAATTTGTTGCCGTCTCGGTATTGGCCTCCGTGTGGCAGCTGGTGAGTATTATCTCCGACTGGCGCTAACTGGTTGCTTCGAAGGGTAAAAATTAACAAACCCGCGGCTGCCCCTGCGGCTAATGCTAAGAATGATTTGCTATGATCTGGCGGGGGAGTGAAGCTCATGGATTGTGTGGAACCTTGTCGGTTATGAGGTTTAAGCAGTCACACGCCCGTGTAGCCGCAATAAAGAAGGCGTTTGGATTTGCTATTAATTCGCTTGAATGATAAACAAGTGTGACCTCCTTAAACTCAAGCCCCTGCACCTCAGCCGGTGTTTTCGACGCTACTCTGTATGTGCGTGTGAGCTGGCAGGAAATGGGGCCAAGATGTAGAACAACTCCTTTGGGTCCCGTGCTATTGGTCTTGAAGACAGGTAAATGGTTGAGTATCCCTTCTTTTTCACCCTGTATCTCGTACTGTAATGAATTGAGGAATTGGCAAATCTGTCGTGGCACTCTGTGAGATAAAGATTTGATAAAATGCGCAGGTAAGTGTGTGTCGCCCTGGAAAGGATCACCAAACAATATATTGAAGGTTTTGAAGTCTTCTTTGTCACCTAGCTGGTATTCGTCCAAGATTCTGGTTTCGAAATCTAGAATGTCTTCAAGGGTAGGCGGATTCAGTACGCCAGGGTGTGCAAGTGTTTTCCCGTACGGAACTCCTAAAGTATAGGCTGCCACGGATTGATGGGTGATCAGAGTCTTGATAAGTGTCGATTTACCACAGCCTGGCACCCCGTGTACAATTAGAGGTTCTTTAATTGGCTCTGCGGTGCGGTGGAACCCGAAGTTATTTAACAATTGTATCAGCAGCTGAGTTTTCATTTCACACACAAAGTTAAACATAACTAATCAGCACGCAATTATTCGTAGTGTGAGTTAACTATACTATCACTAGGGTAACCTATTTAATGTTAGTGCTAATTGTCGAATAAGTTAAAGTGTGGCAATACTAGGGAACAAGTCCGTCAACAGAGTGCCGGTGCTGTCTCCGGGGTTGACTGGAGTGCATAGTCCGGAAGCCCGTCTATTACTTTCAGCCGTCATGTCGTCGCGATCCGTTCTGCTGTCTGATGTGAAGTGATCTTCAATAACGTCAGTGGGGACTATGATTCTATCTGCTTCGTAACTCAACACCTTAACTGCTTTCGGGTCTCGTATGAGCCGGTCTGATGTCACATGGAAAGTTGGTAAATGCTCTCCTGAACTGGGCGGCTGCATGCCTTTCTTGATCAAGGTCCTTGTGACCAGCTGGTGTTTCGCTAGTTCGTCCTCGTCAAATATGTCGTAAAGCTGGTCTCCAAGTCGATACGCAAACAGGTAGTCTATGGCGTAGCTTCGCTTGACTTCCTCAACCTTACCAAGTCGTAGCGCAAGTTGCAATGATTGATACAACTGTACTGGAGATTTAACAATTCCATACTTGGTCAATCGCCACCCGCAAAAATCTGGCTTGCTAGTCACTAGAGGTTTCGCTTTTAGTGAAAATAGTGGTTCTGCATACTTCCACCCCGGACGCTCGTCGCATGCTTTATCACGCACCAGGTCATCCCCAGCGTAGCAAGCATTCACTGTTGAATCAAGCTGAAATCTGAGGGCGTCGTATGCTATATTGCATTCTGTATTCGCGTCAAAAGTAGGCCCTTCGCCACTTAGCCTCATAACTGCTAGATTCCCCAGGAATGTTTTGGCATGTGTCTTGATGAATGCGTAAAAGTCCACGACTTCGTCTGGCAGACCAAAGTGTTTAGCTTTCCTTAATTCGAAATTGAGGAACGCTGAGTCTTGCGATTGGTCATACTGCGTGTAGTCGGATGTGTAGTTCGGCCTTGTGAAATCCCATTTAGTGAGAACGAATGAATTGAATTGTTCTGGCGTCTTCTCGCACATCACAAAGATATTGTCGGGCTGGTGACTTTCTCGCTTCTTCCTTAAGTACAGAGCCATGGTGGTTGTGAGTAGGACAGTTGACTGTTTGAAGGCTGATATAGTTTGCCCCGCCTTAAATTTGCATCCAACCTTTTCAAGTTTCTTAACCCATTGTGACTTATTGAACAGCGCGATAGCGTTCTCGGGGAAGTCTGGATCTTGACGCTGCGCTCCTTGTTGCAAATTCGACGTTGGTTTTGAGAGATATGTGCGTAGAGCAAGTTGCCTGCAGTGGGCCCAAAGTCTTTTGTCGAATGGTTGAGTTTCCCGCGGTACATTCATGAAACTGGCGTAAGCCTCAAACAGCAAGTTTCCAGTGTTGAGAGTTTCTTTGAGATTTTTGCAATTTGTCTCAGGATTCGCCAATTTAATTCTCTCATTTATTGTGATTTTAAAGAGCGCCTCATCTTTGGCCTGCTGGTGGGGAAACAGCTGGATTACGGGGTCTTGTGTTTGCATGAGATTTGTTTTCTCTTCCCCGCTCCACAACTCCCTAGTGTCCTTGTCTTCCATAGTTTCTATTTTACTCTCAAGCTGCACGTTGTTATTGGCCACTGGGATATGTGTTTTTGTTGGGGCGTCTCGCACCTCTGGTTCTGGTGGTGGGAATTCCGCCCCCGCTTGCTCATCTTCTCGCACTCCAGAGATTAGTGTTTTAAGGTATGGGGTGGAATCTAACTTGTCAAGGAAATCCTTGTTGTTTGAGTATGTGTTGACAAAGGTGATTGTTTCTGAAGCTCTTGACAAGGCAGTGTACAACACTTCATCAGAGCAGAGGGGTGTGTCTTTATCTAAAACTATTGTTAGGTGTGGTAAAGTAAGCCCCTGGCATCCGGCATACGTCATAGCTTGTCTGCCCAAATCTGTAAGAAGTGATTGGCTTCGGAAAGCTGGGACGAGTGTCATAGCGTGTGTGGGAATAAGCGTGGAATGTTTGATGGCTCCTCCCACTTCTCTCTCTGCGTGCACTCGAATGGGGTTAGCTAGTCTTCGCGGTTGTCTGTGTGTAGCATTGAGGTAATAGTCGCAGTATCGCTTGAAATGAGCAGTGTTGGATGTCAGCAAGGCGATTTGCGAATCTTTCCTATCATTATGGAAAACGGACTGCCTCTGGTCGCCAGTGAGGATGACTATTTCTACATTGAATTTGATTGCTAGATATGCATCAATATATCCAGCTGGTAGTTTGCCATAATCATCCATTATAACGACTGATTTGCCCTCACGTTCGCATGCTTTCTCAAACGTCATCACGCGCCGTGGATCAATTTTTGGCATTTTCTTCTTCCAGTCGACAGCGAGATTGATTGTCGGTACTATGATGTTGACCTCATTAGTGTCAATTGAATTGCTTCTCAGTATCTCTTGCAACGCTCTACTTTTCCCGGCTCCACCCGCTCCATGGATTACTATGAGACCTACTTTCCTACACGCATTCTCAGACAAGGCTACCCATGATGTCAGCAAATCTCGATCCAACTTTGGCAGTACTAATCCAGTCAGATTGTTCTTAACGTCTGACATGAAAGCCGTTGCTCGCCTCGCGTCCAATGTGTAGTTGTAGCAATTTCTCTTCAACGCGTGCGCCATCTCTATAAATTTTGATTGGACAGAATTCGTGATTCCGTCGTACAAAGGTAGTTGACACGCTTGATGATTATAGAATACTGGGGCTATTTGGAAATCGCCATCATGTTGTGGTTTATAGTTGGTAAATCCATGTAGCCTGAGTATTTCAACAGTGTCACTATCGAGGGGTGTCAAGTCCACCCGTGAAGTGATCTTTGGTGATGACTCCACTTCCACGGGTGTAGTAGCTGGTTTGTCAGTTTCAGCATCGTGAGTTGTGTTGCAGTGGTCCGCTTGGTCGTTTGCGGGGTCTTCGTTGTCTTCTGCATTACCCTGTTCGTCTGCGATGCTTTCCAACTCAGGCAAGTCGTTCATGTCAGGTAGCATATCGTCGTTGATTGTTTGAGAAAGGTCAGTTTCAGGGTGTGTCTCACTGTCCGCGTCGTCATGGTCACTGTCGCTATCAGTCCAGTCTGTGATGTGCCCATCCATCATATCCTCATCATCAGCGAATTTTTCGCATGTGTTGGTGGGCCGCGATTGTTCCGTTGACCGCGTGTGATCATTCTCTCCCTGTGACTTCGGGGTCTGCGTATGAGCTTCATCATTACTGTGCGCCAGATTCTCAGATGTCACGTGTTCCGGGCATTGTTGAGTATTTTGAGCGCGGTTTGATGTGACCTTCGTTCTTGAAGTAGTGTAGTCTTCCTCCATTGTTGCTCGCTCATGTTGTTCAAATTCGGCGAGCAGGTCTAGGTCATCTGGTGATGGATTTGGGTAGCCCGTGATTGTGGGTGTTTCTGGTTTACTCTCCATCTCCGTTTCATCAAACCACGGTTGTCCGCATATTGGCCTCCTGATAGGTTTAGTAGTAAAGTAGACTGGTCTCACGTCCGTAACAGTGAGCAGTGCGGCGTATGAGGATTTACCCAGCAAGTTCTGGAAGAACTCGCGAACCCTGGCACGGATAGATAAGCATAGTTTTCCAAGTAAGCTCTCCATTAACGGCGACTGATAGTCACTGGTTTGTTGCATGCCCGTTATGAAGAGCAGGTAGTTTGCTAGTCGTATTAAGTCTGCTGTTGAAAATCTCGACAATTCCTCTGTAGGGATCACTTGGCGGATCTTCGCAAAGATGTCACGAAGTGACACTGCTTTCACGGAGAAACAGTACAACTGGAGACGTTTGATGAATATGTGGGGGTATGCTCTCTGCACGTTAGCTTCACTGGGGTAGAATATTTCAGGTAGTCTCACATAGTCAGAAGCATGGAAGA